TGAAATTTGGAATACAACGATTGCTCTTTTGTCGCCCATGCGGATTTTAAAATCCGTTGATAGCTCGGTTATTGGGGCCTACTGCACGGCGTATTCACGCTGGCAAGATGCGGAGCAGCGAATCCAGTCCACCGGTGAGCTTTGCTCTTACAGTGATAAGGGCGGGGTCTCCGTTCATCCTCTCGTCACCATAAGCCGTGACGCGCAGAGGGACATGGTTTTTTATGCCGCGCAGATCGGGATGACACCGGCATCGCGCTTGAAAATGGTTTCGGGTGTTGCGAAGGTTATTGAAAAAAATCCATTCGCACAGATAAAGGCTCGCAAACAATGAAATCTTGGACAAGCACCGCCATTGAATACGCCAAAGAGTCGCTTGATAAAAAAAATTTAAAGCGATTCGGAAAGTTGATCCGCCTTGCATCCGAAAGATTTTTAAACGACCTTGATAAAAGCAAGGTCAAAAACAATAGCTTCATATACTCCGAGCTCGAAGCCGATAAAGTTTGTGATTTTATTTCCAACCTTCCGCATGTTGAAGGGGAATGGAAGTCTGAGAATATAACTCTCGAGCCGTTTCAGATTTTCTTTTTATGTAACCTATTCGGGTTTAGAAATCACGATGGAACCCGCAGATTTACTTCCGCGCTTTTTGCTGTGGCTCGAAAAAATGCAAAATCATCACTTGCGTCCGGTATAGGCCTTTATTGTTTGACGATGGAGAACGAGAGAGGGCCACAGGTTATATCCGCGGCCACGACCGGCGATCAGGCAGCGATCATCTTCAAGATAGCTAAAAGAATGGCGGATAAACGCCCACAGCTGCGCGAGGCTTTCAATGTCCAATGCTTTACCCGGGCAATCGCATGCTATGAAAACAATGGCTTGTTTAAGGCAATAAACGCCAAAGCAAGTACACAGGACGGGCTCAACCCTTCCTGCGTCATGCTGGATGAGATCCACGCCCATAAAACACACGATCTTTTGAATGTTTTGCAATCCGCCGCCGGCGGCCGCCGAAATCCTATGTTTCTTTTTACGACAACCGAAGGTTATGAGACACCCGGACCGTGGCCAGAGATGCGTAAGTTTGGTCAGCAAGTTTTAGAGGGGGTTGTTGACGCGAACCATTTTCTCGTAATTATTTATTCATTGGATGAAAAAGATGATGAGTTCAATGAAGCTGTTTGGGAAAAAGCCAATCCACTTTTGAATGTTTCTGAACCGCTTCTCAAGGCGATTCGCAAGGAAGCGACCGAAGCAAAGTCAATGCCTGGCAGACACGCTGAGTTTTTAATTAAGCGCATGAACAGGCAAAGCTCAACGGCTCACGGATGGATTGACTTACAGAAATGGAAAGCTTGTGCTGGCGATGTCCCGCTGGAAGAATTAAAACAGGAGCCATGCTTTGGAGCTTTGGACTTGGCAAGCACACGCGACTTGGCATCGTTGCGGCTTGTTTGGAGAAAGAACGGAATTTTATACACGCATGGCTGGCGGTGGGTTCCTCAGACCACAGTGGCCGTCCGGATTCAAAGGAATTTAGTTCCGTATGCAGGTTGGGTTCGGGCCGGGCATATGATCGAAACTCAGGGTGAGGTCACCGATTATGACGAAATTTTCAAGAAGGTCTTATGGGTGAAAGAAAACTTCAACTTAATCGGGCTGGCTTATGACCAATGGAACGCAGCGCAGATTTCTTCGAAGCTATCAGCTGAGGGTGTGAACATGGTTCAATTCATTCAGGGGCCAAAATCTTATCATCCCGCAATGAAAAACTTTGAAGAAACGTACTATGCCGGAAAGTTCCGGCATGGCGGAGATCCCGTTTTGACCTGGTGTGCATCCAACATCGTTGTGCGGTCTGATGCAAATATGAACATGGCTCCGGACAAAAAGAAAAGCTCGGATAAAATTGATGATATGACCGCTCTTTTAATGGCGCACGGAATTATGATCGGTCAGGATATTGTTGCCGATGGCGACATTAATGATTTTTTGTACGACCCCATAGTGATTAAGCCCTAAGTTTTTCAGTCCAATTTACAGACCTTGCCTTTTTCCCGCCTAATTCCACCCATGCTTTAATTATTTTAAATGAAGAAAGTGAAAAACAACCCCTTTTAACTACATAAGTAGTGGAGTCACATTCTAGGAGGTTGATTTTTGAGATCATTTTTAAGCTTTTTTACTGGAAGTGGTACGCGCAGGGACGCTGGCACTCAAAATCTAACCCCGACATCAGGGAGAATGACGACTAAGACTGTGAGTGATGACACAGCCTTGCAGATTTCTTCCGCGTTTGCCTGTGTGCGCAGGACGGCGGAGACAATGGCATCTCTGCCGATTCAGTTTTTCTCTATTAATCGCGGGCCGACAGGGAAGATTATCGACAAGCAGCTTAAAACCGATCATCCGCTTTACCGGTTGCTTCGATGGAAGCCGAACCGGTATCAGACACGGAGCGAGTTCTTTGAAACTTTGTATTACCAGCTTTGCTTTCGCGGAAACGCTTATTCGCTGATTGAGCGCGACAGCAAAGGGCAGATTGTTTCGCTTTTGCCGCTTCTGACTTCGCAAGTTGAAACAGTGCTTAACGCTGACGGATCGGTGCTTCATAAATACACCGCCAGCGGAAAGACACATCACTTTTCAGCTGAAAATATTTGGCATTTGAAATTATTTGGAAACGGAATTATCGGTCTTTCTCCGTTAGATCAAGCGCGAAACAGTCTTGGAATTTCGCTCGGCGCGGAAGAAAGCGTTAACCGTTTATCCAATAGCGGATTCAAGCAGGGGGGAGTTTTATCAATCGATAAGATTTTAAATCCAGCCCAGCGCCAACAACTGAAGGCAAGTTTTAGCGACATCTCAAGCGGAAAAGAGGATGCGCTCCGGGTTCTTGAAGCGGGCATGAAATTTACTCCGACTTCAATGATGCCTAAAGATGTTCAGCTTTTGGAAAGCAGAAAATTTCAACTCGAGGAAATTTGCAGATTTTTTGATGTTCCTCCGGTTCTAATTCATGACATGTCATCTTCCACGGTGTGGGGCTCCGGGATCACTGAAATAGTCAGGGGCTGGTACAAGCTCGGCTTAGCTCCATATCGTGAGAAGATCAAAGACAGCATACAGACGCAGTTACTTACGGTTGAAGAGCGCGAAACAATTGAGCCTGATTTTGATATTGATGAGTTGCTTCGCGGTGGAGAAAAAGAGCGGTATGAGGGATACCAAATCGCCATTAGAAGCGGCGTTATGACGCCCAATGAGTGCAGGGGTCAAGAAGGGCTTCCGCCTGATAAAGCGGGTGACAAGCTTTTTATTGACCAGCAATTAATTTATCTCGAAACCGGAGGGCGCCCAAATGAAAAAAAATAAGTTACTGCTTGAAACGAAAGGCTTGAATTTTAACCGAGCCAAAATTGATGACAGGGTTTTGGCGCGTTGGGATAGCTCCGTCCGCGCAGAGTCCAAAGAAAATGGCGCAACTATTGATATTTTCGACACGATTGGCTCAGATTGGTTTGGCGATGGCTTCACAGCTAAGCGAATGTCCGCTGCGCTCCGTTCAATCGGAGAAGAAAACGATGTGTTGGTAAATATTAATTCACCCGGTGGGGATGTCTTTGAAGCGGCCACAATTTACAACCTTTTGGCTCAGCATAAAGGGCATGTGACGGTCAACATTATCGGGCTTGCTGCGTCTGCAGCATCCGTAATTGCCATGGCCGGCGACACTGTAAAAATCTCCAAGATCGGATTTTTGATGATCCACAATTCTTGGTCTGTGGTTATGGGTAACAAAGATGATTTGCGCGAAGCGGCCGACATTTTGGAAAAATTCGATATTTCAATTTTATCCACCTATGCGTCCAAGGTTTCGATCGAAGAAACCAAAATTAAAAAAATGATGAAGGAAGAAACTTGGATTGGCGCGGATGAGGCGCTCGAGCTCGGTTTCGTTGATGAGGTTATCGATGTAAAGACCAAAAAAGATGACGCGAAGGGCGAAGAAAAGCAGGTGAGGGCACAGGCTAAGCGCAAAATTGAAATGGCGCTTGCGCGTGAAGGATTTTCGAGGAAAGAACGGGAAGATATTTTTCAAAAGGCAGGGGTGCGTGACGCCTCCGAGCCCGTCTTGCGTGATGCAGATGACGAGAAATGGAAAGCCCTGATTAAAACAATGAAAAATTAAAAGGAGATTCTATTTATGAATCCAGAAGAACTTAAAAATGCGTTTGAAGACTTTAAAAAGTCACAGGCGCAGGCAAATGAAGCTGTAAAGGCAATGGTTCAGGCTCAAGAAGCCGGAAACAAAACCGCAATCAAAGAAGCAACCGACAAAGCGGAAGCGGCTGCTCAAAAAGTTCAGGTTATGGCTGACCGCATCGTGGAGCTTGAGCAGAAATTGACCGGCTCGATCTTGGCAGGCAAAGAAGCCCCCAAGTCGTTCGCTCAAATTCTGATTGAAGATCCGGCGTACAAAGCGTTTGCTTCGGGCCAGACGAACAAATGCCGTGTCACCATGAAGAACGGATTTTCAGCTCAAAACAACACCATCACCGGTCAAAGCGGAAGCCCCGCGGCGAACAGTGATACGCTTGTTCAGGCTGATCGCCGTCCCGGTATTATCCCGGGTGCATTTCGTGCTTTGCGCGTGAAGGATTTGCTTGCGCTTGGAAACACCGTCAGCAATGCGGTGGAGTTTACTCGCGAGCTTCTTTTCACGAACGCTGCGGCTGAAACGGCTGAAGGTGCAGCGAAGCCTGAAAGCACTTTGACGTTTGAGCTTTACACCATGCCGGTTGTGACAATCGCGCATTGGTTGAAGGTTTCCCGTCAGATTCTTTCGGATGCTCCCGCGCTTATGGCGTACATCCAAAACCGTCTGCGTTACGGCGTTGAATTACGCGAAGAAACGCAGATTGTGGCTGGTAACGGGACAGGTCAAAACCTTAAGGGTATGACTGTTGCTCCCAACTTCACCGCCTTCACTCCGACATCGGGTGACACGGCGATTGATTCTGTAAACCGAGCAATCCGTGCGCTTGATAACGCGGATTATCCGGCGAATGGGGTCATCATGAATCCGGCAACATGGGGCGGAATTGAACGCTTGAAGGATGACAATGAGAATTATCTCGTTGGTTCACCTTTCGGGACAATCGTTCCGACTCTTTGGGGCAAACCGATTGCGCTCACTCCGAGCATGACGGCCAATAAACTTCTTGTCGGCGCGTTCGACATGGCGTTTATGTACCTCACTCGTCAGGAAGCTGAAGTTGAAATGTCGGACAGTGACGACACGAACTTCCAGCAGAACCTCATCACAATCCGGGCTGAAAAGCGCGGCGTGTTGGGCGGATTGCGTCCGGCTTCCGTTCTTTACGGCAACCTGACTCTGTAATCTTATGCAAATCATCGCCAAGCGTCCTTTTATTAGCACGAGAAGCAATATCGGGAATGTTCCCGAAGGCCGGATATTGGACGCTGACGATGATTATGCAAACAGCCTGATATTGGCGGGGCTTGCGGAGAAATACATCCCAAGCCCCGTCTTTTCAGCCAAAAAAGGCACTTCTTTTTTTTTGACCAAGAAAGAAAAACCGAGTGGGTCATTATCGCCAGCGGACCAAGCCTTACCGCCCAAGACTGCGCCAAAGTCAAAGCGTGGCGCAAAGCAGAGGAAAACAGGCGCGTAGCAGTCGTTAACACGACATTTAGAAGAGCTTTGTGGGCTGACATTTTGTATGCGTGTGACGGCGATTGGTGGAATGAAAGCATTTATGAAGTTTTATCCAAATTTCAAGGCGAGCTTTGGACGCAGGAGCTAAGCGCGGCTGAGAAATTTGGATTAAATCGCGTTGAGGGTTCGAGTCAAAAAGGGCTTGGAAAAGATAAGATCCATTTTGGCGCGAATAGCGGTTATCAAATGGTCAATTTGGCTTATTTGTTCGGCGCGCAAAAAATTATTTTGCTTGGTTTTGATATGAAGCGAGGGAATAACAAAAAATCGCATTGGCACGGCGATCACCCAGGATCTCTGAATAAATCAATGCCAATTAACAAGTGGCTTGATAATTTTAAGCAGCTTGCTTCGGACTTAAAAGAAGAAGGGGTGAGAGTGATAAACGCAACAAGAGACTCTGATTTAGAGTGCTTTGAAAGACAAAAACTTGAGGTGGCATTGTGTTTAAATTAATCGAAGCTCCTGATGAAATTATAACGCTGGAAGAAGTCGCTGGTTTTATCCGCGCAGAGTTTTCGTCGTCTGAAGAAAGCTTTATCCGCACCCTCATTAAAGCCTCAAGAATTTCCTGCGAAGAATATTTGTTCCGAAGAATTGGAATGCAAACCGTTGAATTAAGAACAAAAGGTTTTCCTGAAAATAACGCGGCGATTGTTCTTCCGGCACCTATTATTGAGGTTGAGTCGGTTAAATATCTTGATTTAAACGGTGACGAACAAACCCTCGCTGAATCTTCGTATGTTGTAAGTGACTCTGCTCCTTGTTTTATAACACCTGTTGGAACATGGCCCGTTGCTTTGGTTTCGGGTGACTCGCTAAGAGTCAGATTTGATGCCGGATACACTGATCCGGGTGACAGTCCCGTTGTACCCGAGACTCTTCCTGAAACAATCAGAATCGGAATGCTGATGCAGATTGCAGACCTGTATGAGAACAGGGAGGCTCAGTCTGAGAGGCCTTTAAATCAAAATCAAACCTTAGTCAATTTGCTGTCTCCTTATCGTCTCGAAATGGGCTTTTAAAATGAAAGCAGGCAAATTAAACAAGCGAATTACCCTTTATGCGCTTGTTGAAGGAAGCCCGCGGGTGGATGAGTTTGGTGAGCCTAACACTTCATGGGAAGCGGTAGCGACTGTTTGGGCGGCCATTGAACCAATATCCGGCAGGGAGTTTTGGTCGCAACAGCAGGTCCAGAGCGAGATTTCCGCCAAAATAAGAATCCGATACAGGGATGATGTTGTAAGCGGCATGAAAGCTGAATATGCCGGTAAAAAGTATCACATAAAAAATGTGATCGACAAAGAAGAGGCCCACAAAGAATTGCATCTGATGGTAAGCGAGGGGGTAGTTAATAATGCCTAGCCCGACCGTTCAAATTCTGGGTTTAGAAGAGCTCAAACGGAAGATGATTACGCTTGGATACAAAATAAGTCGCAACGCTTTAAAGAGTGCTCTCGTGGCCGGCGCGAAGGAAATCAAAAAAGAGGCAATGAATCTTGCCCCTGTAAAAACAGGCACGATGCGCAAGGCAATCTATATTAAGAAAATGGGGAAGCCTAACCCGTTTAAGGAAAATGTCATTGTTGGTGTCCGATCAGGAAAGAAACTTCAAAGGCGCAATTTAGACGCTTATTACTGGCGATTTATTGAGTTTGGTCATCTTGCCCGACCCAAAGGCAAAGCACGGTCCCGATCGGGCAGAGTTTCCGCCGCTGCTGGCGGTGCAAAAATGATTGCCGCACAGCCCTTCGTTCGCCCCGCGTTTGAAAATTCAAAGGTTAGGGCATTGGGAAGATTTAAAGTTGTTTTGGCTGATTTCATTTCAAAGATAACCAAGGAAAAATGATTCAAGCTGATATTTTTCGAATTTTATCTCAGAGCCTTGCTGTTTCAGCTATTGTTGGAAACAGAATCTACCCTGTTAATCTTCCCGCCCGCATAGTCGTACCGGCGATTGTTTATACCGTTGAATCCCTTGATCCGCTTGTAACCCTTGATGGCGAAGTGGGCATGGATAACGGCTTTATTGAAATAATCTGCTGGTCGAACGATTACAGCCAGTCTCACACCTTAGCCGCGGCCGTCCGCAGCGCGTTTGGTGCCTCCGAAACTTTTATTACTACAGCCAACATGCAGGATTTATTTGACGAGGAAACAAGAAACTATGGTGTTGTCATGAATATGAGTTCGCTCCAATGATTCAAACGGATGTCTACGAAACCTTATCAGGCGATCAGGCAATTTCCGATCTGGTTGCAGATAGAATTTACCCGCGCCGACTTCCGCAAAACGTAATTATTCCGGCGGTTGTTTATACCATCAATGAGATTAATCCCGTCAGGAGCTTGTCCGGTGAAAGCGGTCTTGATAACGGAATTGTGGAGATCATTTGCTGGGCGAAAGAATACTCATCTGCGCAAGCCCTCGCGGTTGCCGTTAGAGCCGCATTTGTTGATTCTGGCTTTGCAATTTTGACCGGAAAAATGCAGGACGTTGAAGACCCCGACACACGCAATTATGGTGTCTTAATGAGAATGTCTGCGTGGTCATCATCGTAGGATTTTTTTAAAAACTTTCAACAACCAAAGAAAGCGTCCATGCCTAACGGCTGAGTGACGGGCAAGAGGTTTTATTCATGCCACCGGAGTGGGACGGAACACCGAGAAGAGAAGCGGATAGGCTTTTATCTCAGGTTCTTTCTGAAATTCTAAAAGTCAAGGAGACAATTGGAAAAATTGCTTCTAAGCAAGAGCGAATTGAAACTGAAATCGAATATATAAAAGAGCAAACAACAAAAACTAATGGGCGCGTTGGATCGCTGGAAGTTAAAGTTTCGAGTCTTGAGATCACACGCGCTCAAGGCGAGGGTTATAGCAAGGCGTCTGACAAGGCTGAGCGAAGATTTAGTCAGTTTGTTTTTACGCCGACCACCACATTGCTGATTGCTATTTTAGCCGGAGTTGTGGTTTTCTTTTTTACAGGAAGATGATGTGAAACAACAAACCTTAAGACAAGCTGAGGAAATAATTGACCGAATAATGAAGATTGCTGTTCAGCTGCCGGCTGATGAGAAAGAAGAGTTTTTTGACACGATAAAAGGAGCTGTTGAATGACAACCCGGAAGGCTCGCTTAAAAATGGCAGAAAATATGAATAGTGATTTATTGCATTTGGTCAAAAGCATTGCATTGCTTGAATCGAAATACAGAAAAAGACTTTTTAAACTGATGAGCGAAATGGATCGGGATTTTAAACAACTAAACGACCGCATTGATGCGGTTATTGGGGGCGGCAATGGAAAACTTGGTTGAGATCGTAAGTGGGTTTATTTTGGGATTAGCTTTTGTTGTGCCAATCCTTTTAAAAGTGCGCCAGATTTTGAAAGAGGTAGGCGAGCTGCTTATCGCTCTTTCTAAAGCGCTTGAAGACGGCAAAATTTCTATGGACGAAGTAAAGTCCATTATCGAAGAAGCCAAAGGCATACTCGGTATCTTCGGTAAAGAAAAGAAGGATTAATGTTCGGGTCTATTGCCCTCGCGGTTCTCGCGGTAGTTGGGAAGATTTTCGACTTCCTTAACCCGTGGTCTCCGTATTGGGTTGAAAAACTTAAACGATCGGATGCGCGGGTCGAAGCCGCGCAGTCTGAAATAGAAAAGGAAGTGAAAAATGAAGGGCAAGAGAGCATGGACAATTATTGGAACGCTCGCGCTCGTAAGCATCGTCGTTAGCGGCTGCGCGTTCTTTAAACCCGGCACCGTGCCTTGCGGGGCCACCGATTACGGCTATTTGCCGAAGGGTACGAAGATTGAGGGCGTACCGCTCCCGACAGACGAGTCAAAGACCTACACAGTGGTTATTCCTAAGGATTCCTTTTGGATTTCTAAAGACTGCGACGCGAGGCGGGATATATGAACGAGGGCAAGCGCTTAACTATTTCTAGCCGGTGGCGGTTGTGGGCATACGCTGAACCGATTTGGGCGAACCTCGCCCTTGCTTGTTTTTTAATCGCTATGGTCCCCGGACTTGGTATGCACCTGTTTGTTCTCCAAGGATTTTGGCGCACGGCAGGGCTTTACATTTTGCTTGCCGGTGACGCAGGAGCTCTTGCTATTACTGCTTATCGAAAACAATGGTGGTGGCACACTTTCTTTTGGTACATCACTTTAGGCGTGATTGGCTGGGAGATTGCTTCTTATTTTTTTGGAAGCAGATCGTAATGAGATTTATAAAAGAATTTAGTTGTCATAGCCAAATCTAGCCATACTAGGCATGTTTATTCTTTTAATATCCTTCCTGAATTTAATATCCGCAGAAACTTGAAATGGGATTAAGTTGGTGTCATGTTCATTCCAAGCATGACGAATTTAGAGCTGCCAAAAGTATTTGCGGAGTATGAAGACTATCTTAGAACTGAGAAAGTTTTAAGCGAGCGGTCAGTTAAGGACTATCTCGAGGTTTTCAGAGTTATCAGTCAAAAGGTCGATCTGCTCAAGAATCCCGACTACAAAGAGATCAATGACGCAGTAAAGCGGATTAAAGAGGAACAGGGGTTTTCGCAAGCTACGATTTACAAGTTTACGATATGCCTGCGCGGGATCACCAAATGGCTCGATCGGGAGCGGTACACAGTAAGGAACCTTTACCCTTATGCCGACTGGCGCAAGCCCAAGCCCCACACCCCTAAATTCCTTACACCGGAGGACTTCCGCAAGATCGTAAACGATCCCTTTTTATCCCATCAGGAATTGACACTTTTGAACCTATTGTGGGACTCGGCCGCTCGAATTGGAGAGCTTGAGCAGTTAAAGCAATCTGACTTCTTTTTCGATCAGGAGTATTTTGTCGATGAACAAAACGCTCTAAAATGCAAGGGGCACTATGTCCGAATATCCTATGAAATATCGAAGGGGAATTACTCCAATAGGAATGTGCCGATTACAGATGCCACAAAAGCACTTTTAACGCGCCAATTCGACCTGTTAAAGGCAAGGGGGCACACATCCTGCATTATGCTTGGAGCGAGCAACCAACCCCTAACCAAGAGCGGTATATCGAAAGTTCTCGCCAATATCGGTATGCGCGAAAGCCCTCTCAGGGCAAAAATGAACCTCTCCGCGCATCAGTTCCGGCACGGCTTCGGGATTCGCATGCTTGAAGCGGGTATCCCTCAGATCGTCCTGCAAAAGTGGCTTGGGCACCAGTCGCTTTCAATGACCTCTCACTACTGCAATCTGACCTCAAACAGCTCCATGCGAATTTTCGCCAAATCCGCGGCTTAAAAAATAATTGATTTATTTTTGATTCAGGGCTTTACTTTTCCGTAAATCTTCCGTAATATATCTTGCATGGGAATTAAAACAGCACGACTTGAATTAGTATTACCGCCGAAGTTAAAAGCCTCGGCAATCAAAAAAGCCAAAACAGAACGCAGAAATTTATCTGACTATGTTCGCATTTTGATTGAAAAAGATGTTGCTGTGGATCATTCAAAGAAGTAAGATTCAACGGCATTAAGCATACCGATTTTTCCGCTACGAAGGTAGGTAACACGGGTTCGATTCCCGTATCCCGCTTTCTAAGCTAAAAAATTTGGTACTTGTTTAATGCCCAACGGCTAATAACCGTTGGGCTTTTTGCATTGTGGCTCGAAAGAGCTTCATTGTTTCCGCTGGCGGTAGGGGCTGCATCCCCTCCGCCAGTTATAAAGCCCGATGGTTTGAGGCAAAAAGGAAAAATGAAAAAACAATGTCAAAAACACTTAGCGAATTCGGGCGAAACGAGTATTCCCGAATCGATCAAACAATCTTTCTGTCCAAAGAGTTCGTTGCCGTTTGGCGCGGCAAGGGCTCATCTAAAAAGCTCCAGTTTCTCCGCTTTCTCAAGGGCGATGATGTTTGCCCCGAAGAATTCATTTCAGTTTATCAGCGACTTGTTTTTTTACGCGATGCTGATAGTGGCGGTTGTTTCGACTTTATTAACCTTGTCTTTAACCTTGGGACAACAAGCCGAGAGTTCCGCGAACTACGACAAGATCGCGCAGATTGTTACCAAGCAATTTCACTCAGAGCTTCGTAATAACCCTGAGTTCGCAAGAATGATGAAGGGGGCGTTATGACAACCACAAAGAAAACAGCGCATACGCCCGGTGAATTGCATGTTGGAGCTGGCGCAAATCCAAAAAACAAAACGCTCTATATCTCCTTACCGGAGGGTGATAACGCGAAGATTGCAACGGTTCATCACGAAAGTTTTGGAGCGGAATGCGAAGAATTTATCGCCGGTGCTAACGCAGAAAGGCTTTCTAGTTGCTGGAACGCCTGCTCAGGCATGGAAAACCCGCAGGAAGCTATTGAGGCTCTAAAAACAGAATTAAAAGAGGCTCGCGTTTTCGTTGCAGTTGCTAAGTGCCAGTTATCAGACGAAGGCGGCGAGCAGAAAGAGCTTGGTGTTAAATGGACATCAATGCGCGCATGGGCCGAACAGGTTCAGAGCGCAATACAAGCCGCCCTCAAAGCCGCAGGGGTGATCTTATGAAAAAGCTTCCTCCCGTGGGTGATGGTATCTGTGCAAATTGCAAAGACTTCGCCATGCTTTACCGGCTAAGACTTTGTTTATCGTGCACAAAAAAATTAGGCGTTACATCAACCTGTGTCGCTAACCGCCTTGTCGAAGAAATTTCAAAAGGTGATGTGAATTTGACACTCGTAATGACCGGCCTCGATCGGAGGACAGCATGAACTACAGCGAATGGCTTGCTGCGGTGTTAGCTCAAATTACAAACATTTCTGAAAACCCTCGCCCTGAATATTTCGACATGGGCATTGCGGAGGTGCGCTTATGAACGATTTGTTCCCGAGCCAAATTCCAGCCTATCAACAAGCATGGCAACAGTCCGGTTCCGCCATGGTTAGTCCTCAGGATGAGCTTTATGAGGCAAAGCAGGTGGCGATCGATCTGGCGCGTAACCGTGAGAAGGTTGGCGCTGATGATGTCAGGTTTGTTATGGAGCAGAGAAAAATGAGAATACCTGAAAACCTTGGCGGATTGTTCGATACAAAGATTTTTAAGAAGGTCGGCGTTCCGCGGCGGAGCAGGCATCCGGCTTCGCACGGGCATTACATTTGTGATTGGGCTTTAAGAGCATGATTTTGGCGACAATCTCATTAAAACACGCTTTGCGGTTTTTAGGATTATTAAATCAAAATTTTTTTGCTCGAAATAGTTTTGTAGTCAATGCCCTTATAAGGCATTGAGGAAAAAGGAAGTATGAAGAATACAGAAAAAAACAAGTCGCCTGCCTATCAGTGGTACCCGAAAGATGCTCTCACAGATAAGAAGCTGATCGCTATGACTCTTTCTCAGGAGGCTATTTATCGCCGTCTTTTGGACTATGCTTGGCTTGAAAATGGCCTTGATAACGACATGGCTCTTTTAGCAGCTTATTCAAAAATGCCGGGGCAAATTGAGGCTTTTAAGGAGGAGTGGAAAATTGTTAAAACAAGGTTCAGCTTAATCAAAGGAAAGTGGAAAAATACACGCCAAGAAACAGAGCGGAAAAAGCAAAAAGCCTGGAAAAAGAAGTCATCTGATGGTGGAAACACTAAATGGCAATCTCCAGAAAGCCTTGCTTGCGGTAAAAAAAATCGTTCACAACGCCTTGTGGAAGCTCGTAGAAAAGGGACTCATTCTATAGAGGAATGGAATGGTTTGGTTGAATTTTTTGGATGCTGTGTTCGTTGTGGCGAAACGCCTCAAAAGTTATTTAAAGATCACATAATTCCAATCTATCAAGGAGGCTCAGATTCAATAAAAAATATCCAGCCTCTTTGCCCGAGATGTAGTTCAATGAAAGGCCCTGAGAATACAGATCACCGTCCAATGATGGCTGAAAAACTAGGTAAAAAATGGCTTCCAGAAGCCTACCAAGATGCCTGCCAAATGCCTACTCTTCAGTCTTCATCTCCATCTTCATTTGCATCTGCAAAGATTAATCAATTGAACCCTTTAAATTTAAAAGAGGAACAGGTTCAAGAGCTGCGCAGGATCATCGCCCAAAAAATGGGACACGCCATGTTTTCAGAAGCGAATGAGATTGCATGGAAGGAATTTGCGCTCCGTCAGGAGAAGTTTATTAAGAAAAACAAAATCAAGCAGGTGTTTGAATACATGCTTACATCAGCTCAAAACATCGGAAAGCCGGTGGCCGCATGACGGTTGATATTTTTAACCGCGGAATTAAGCGCCTTCAGGCTGCTTTCCCTAAGCGGTCGATCATACCTGGATTTTTTTGGGAAAAATTAAATACGATGCCTGATAAAGTTTTTATCGAGGTTGTTTTAGCTATCACCAAAAACCCAATCACTTTGCATCCTGATAGGGATTTAATCGAAGCTCTGAAATCAGGTGCAAATCACATTCAGAAAGTTCGGGCGCCGGTCTCAGCGGAAGCGGAAAAGAGAACGCTTGAGAAGTGGAAGGCTGAGCAGGCGGATTCTATTCCTGAAGATTGGACCAAGCTTAAAAATCAATTGAAAGGAAATTTGTGTCAGAACCCAGCGTGTTAAAAACAACCATCGCTAAGCTCATCAAGCAAGCGGAAGAGCAGAAAGTTAATCCGGAAGGCTACAAAGAAATTTACAGCCAAACTCCGATCCTACGCCATTTCCTGTTCTATACGCAAAACGAGATGAACAAAGCAGCGGATGAAGCGAACCGCCGTCTGAAAAAAAAGCTTGGGATTAAGCGAAACGATGATGAGATTTTGCAGTTTCTCCGCGCCATACCGGTACTGCATCCCTATCTTGAAAAGTACATCGCCACCACAGAGAACTCCACCGCAGGTTGCGGGGAAAAGGCCTACTGGATTCTTGCCAATCACTTGCGCGAACTTTTAAATAAAAACAGCCCAGCCCTTTTTAAAAAGCTTTCTGCTTCCATTGGATGCGTTGTGCGCGATAAAAAATGCTCAACCCATGGTGAATTATGCGTGCGGTGGAATTATGGCCCCAGCGACTTCTTCGGGCGTGAATTTGGGCAGGTTTCGAAATGAATCAGCAAGAAGTTAAGAAGCTTTTGAGAAAGCGCGGTGGATTTTGTTTATTGAAGCATTTCCATCCTTCCCGATCTGAGGCTGATTATTGCGATTGGCTTTTGGCTCGTAAGCAAAGCGGGGAAATAAAAAGTTTTATTTGGCAGCGTATTTTGGATATTGGCGGCGGTAAACGCTGGCAAATTGATTTTGAAGTTTTAGAGAAAGACGGAAGCCTTTCTTATCACGAATCAAAGGGTTGGAATAGATCGGATCAAATGGCGCTTTTTAAGCTTTCTATGTCGCTGAATAACTTTCCAAATCGCGTGATTTACTGGAATAAAAAATTAGTTCCGGCGCTTGATTCAGCCGGACGGCTTCGCCTGAAAAATTTCAGCAGGTCTTTAAGTGAGCGAAAAGAATGGGTAAAGAAAATTAACAAGCAAAGGGGAAGTTTGTGAAGAATGAAAAATCAACCAGCACAGTAGGTTTTAAGGGATTTGATAAAAATATGAAGTGCAGAGGATTTCAATACGAAGTTGGTAAAAAATACGAAACTGAGAGCGTTAAGGTGTGCCACGAAGGCTTTCATCTTTGTGAGTATCCGCTTGATGTTTTTATTTATTATCCGCCAGCTGACAGCCGCTTTGCTATGGTTGCGGCAAGTGGTAAAACCGATAAAGACGGCGAAGATTCAAAATTAGCCTGCACAAATATCGAGATTCAGGCGGAGCTAACAATCGCCGGTGTTATAGAAGCGGCGGTTAAATTTGTTTTTGAACGGGTGAAAAAAACAAAGCTCGCCAACAACAAAAAAGATAGAGGCGCAGCATCCAATTCCGGCTACAGAGGCGCAGCATCCAATTCCGGCGACAGCGGCGCAGCATCCAATTCCGGCGACAGCGGCGCAGCATCCAATTCCGGCGACAGCGGCGCAGCATCCAATTCCGGCTACAGAGGCGCAGCATCCAATTCCGGCTACAGCGGCGCAGCATCCAATTCCGGCGACAGCGGCGCAGCATCCAATTCCGGCGACAGAGGCGCAGCATCCAATTCCGGCTACAGCGGCGCAGCATCCAATTCCGGCTACAGCGGCGCAGCATCCAATTCCGGCTACAGAGGCGCAGCATCCAATTCCGGCTACAGAGGCGCAGCATCCAATTCCGGCTACAGCGGCGCAGCTTTTTCAAATGGCTTTGAATCATCGGCAAGCACGGAGGGAGAAGAATCCGTAGCGGTCAATGTCGGCATCAATGGAAAGGCGAAGGCAAAAAAAGGCTTATGGATTGTTGTCTCAGAATGGACGCGAGATGCCGAGTTCAAATGGCATCGTGTCGGAGTTAAATCAGCGCAGATCGACGGCAAAATTCTTAAAGAAGATATTTTTTACAAGCTTAAAAATGGCGAGTTTGTTGAAGCATGATTGGCGCGAAGGTGAACGAATGAAAGATTTAATGTTTGATTTGGAAACGCTTGGAACAGGCTCGAACGCTTTGGTAACTCAGATCGGGGCTTGCTTCTTTGACATCGAGACGGGCGAGATTGATCGAAAGTTTTCAGTCAACATCGACATCAGCGAAAGCTTGGCCAGGGGCTTTGAAGTCGATGCGGATACTTTGTCTTTTTGGTTCAGACAGCCGGAAGAAAGCAGAACATTTTTAAACGAACCTCAATCAATCGATACCTCTCTCCGGCTTTTTCGATCCGCGTCATGGGGATGCGAAAGGGTTTGGAGTCATTCGATCTTTGATTATTTTCTTTTGGATAATCTGCACAAAAAAACAGGCAAGAAGCTTACATTCGATTTTAGGCAGTGCCGCGATATTCGAACCCTGATTGATCTGGCGGAATTTGAAAGAGAAAAAGAAACGCGGGTGATGCCGCATGACGCGCTGAGTGATTGCATTTACCAAGTTGGATATTGTTCAAAGGCATATAAAAAACTGAAAGGAAAGTTGTGAGCGTGAAATACGGGGTTGTTGCCGGCGGTAAATATGTTTCAAAAGAAACTCAGGCGCTTGCATGGAGTTATCGTTATGAAACTGCGAGTAAGTTCGCCGGCGCTGTTGGTGGACATGTCGTTGACGCGGAGCAACTTCAATCCGGAAACATTGTGATTTTAACTAAACCAATTCAAGAAAAAACAGGGCGGAGAAGAGTTTCGCCGCCCATGAAAGGTGGAATTTGTGAGCAATTCAACTGTGAGTCCTGAGCTTCAATTTGTAGATATTAAAAAGCTGGTTGCTTCCGCGACTAATCCGCGAAAGCATTTCGATAAAAAGCAGCTTCAGGATTTATCGGATAGCATAAAAAAACAGGGTGTTGTTTCTCCGTTGCTGGTCCGCCCTATTGATTCAGAAATGTTTGAAATTGTTGCTGGTGAGCGTCGGTTCCGCGCTGCGCAAATGGCCGGACTCAAGACGGTTCCGGTGATTGTCCGCGCCATGGATGACAACACCGCTCTCGAGGTTCAAGTGATCGAGAACCTACAGCGTCAGGATCTTCATCCGTTGGAAGAAGCCGAGGGGTATGAGCTTTTAATTAAAAAGCATGGCTATCAGACAGCCGATGATGTGGCTGGTAAAATTGGAAAGTCTTGCGCTTATGTGTATTCGCGGATGAAACTTTGCGCGCTCATTCCTGAGGCGCGTGAAGCTTTTTACAATGAGATTTTGACGCCATCCACCGCGCTTTTAGTTGCCCGTATTCCCGAGCAACTTCAGCTTCAAGCGCTCAAAGCAATTACTGGTGAGAAAGCAATCCCTGGTGAGGTTGAAGGCACTCCTTTGTCTTTCAAGGCCGCAGCTGAGTATATTCACGATAATTTCACAACCCAGCTTTCAAATGCTCCGTTTGACACCAAAGATGAAAACCTCATTCCTGATGTTGGAAGTTGTGTTAATTGCCCAAAGCGGACCGGGAACCAACAGGAGCTTTTTTCCGACATCAAGCGGGCGGATATTTGCACCGACACAACTTGCTTTGCTTCGAAGAAGACCGCGCAATGGGACCGCGCAACTGCAAAGTATGCAGCTATGGGTTGCCGCATTTTGCCCGTTGATAACGATCGATTGTTTTGGAATGCGGATCTCAATTCCAACCGCCATGTGCTTTTAGATGGTAAGTGCGAGGAAGATACGAAAGGGCGCACATTCAAGGTTTTAATTGACGACAAGCTTGATTACAAGAAAGTCATTATCGCCCGTGATGGCCGCGGTAAAGCTCGGGCGGTTCTAACTCGTGGTGACGCAATCAAGATGCTTGAAGAGCGTGGCTATGACGCGCTTGTTAAAAAGATGAATGGTGGGACTGACCATCAAGGCCGTCCGGTTGACAAGACTGAAAGCCATGAAGAGCAAGAAATAAAGCGCGAACAAATGAAATGGGTTGCTGAGCAGCTATTTAATGAGGCGATGGCTGTGATTGTTCCTTATGTGAGCAAGTCGGGGGTTGAGTCAGCTCTCAAACTGCTTATTTCATATTTAATCCAAAATACCAGATTGGATGATGTTTTTGATCGCCTTGAAATCATGAAGGGTGAGAAGGAGTTTCTTGATGTTCTTGAAGGGGTGTCAGGCGAAAAATTAGCAGAGTTAACTACCCATGTGGTGTTCAATGAACTTCCTTATAACGCATGGCAGGATTCGTTTGAGGACCAATTTGTTTCCATGTGTAAACAGGTTGGCTACGATCTTAAGAAGCGCAAGAAGGAATTGCTGGCCGCGGTTCAAAGCAAGGTTGAGTCTCCAAAGACTGAAGAAACCACACCTGCCCCTAAGAAGAAAGCCAAAAAGAAATGAGCGAGCTTTCTATCTTTCAACGCGAGCAGCTTGACGAATGGGTTGCATTGGAGCTTAAGAAGCGCCCGAACGCGAATTGCGGCGTTTTAGCGGCTGATGCAACCCTGTCCGGTGTTGTGAAGGGAATGCCAAGCCCTTGCATTTCGCATTGGGAGATTGTTGAATCGATTTCACGGATTAAAGGCGGAAAGATGCCGGTTAAGCCCGACACAACCCCTGTAAAGCCAAAGAACATCGAACATGACCACGAATTAAACGATTTGCGCGAACCTAAAAACGAGAACTTAACTACTTGCGTTAAGTCGGTAAGTTCTGAAGAAGGAGAAAAGACCATGAAACGGCTGGATGAGGAACAAATGATTGTTTTGGACGATTGGGTGGCGAATGCGCTGAAGCAATATCCGGATGCGACTCCGACTTGGCTCGCGCTTGAAGCGAATAAGCGCAATGTCATTGCCGGCATCGAACTGCATCACATGCAAATCGCATGGTCTAAAAGACGCCTAAAATCGCCCAAGGTCATTCAGACCCACAAACCCGGGCAAAAGCTTGAGATGTATGTGCCCAAAAAGCATTGTTGGCGCCGCGGTGAACCCAAGCCGCCAACCAAAACCGAAAGCACGGATACGGCCCAGCAGACCGGCAAGCAAACTAAACCCTTGCGCGAACCTGAAAATTTAGACCTGAATCAAACGCTGACTTTGATCAATCGGATTATCTCTGATTTTAAGAGCCTACCTTCTGGCGGCCGCCGTTTTGTTTTGAATCAGATTGTGGAGATTAATTCCATCGTATGAGTACCAAGCTGATGATTTGGCTGTTATGCAATTACGCGGTGATTTGCGGATTTTCTTTATTTGAAAAGAATTGGCCGCGTGCCGGTTATTGGCTTGGCGCTTTTATCATTACCGGATCAGTAATTTGGATGACTAAAAAATGAGCATTTTGGAAGGAAATTGAAATGAAAGACTACGAATGCACCTTAGGTAGATTTTTGGATGATGTTAAGAGCCATAAAATCGAAGTTATTAGAAACGATGGTGTCCACAGGCATCTTAAATTCAGGGGAGAAAGATACACGAATTGGTTTGACCTTATCACTTGGAATGGGCATTTGTGCATTGTTGGTGATATGGGGTGTTTTGTTTTTTCAAGAATCGAAGATATGTTTGATTTTTTCATCATGAGCGACAACGATTTCAGTTTGGATAAGTCGAAGGAGCTCAGCATCAATGCCGGATATTGGGGTGAAAAGTTAGTCAGCGTCTCAACGCATGGCGGCTATAAGAAATTCTCAGAAGATGAATTCAGGGAAACAATCAAAAAAAGATTTGATGATAGCTTTGAAGATGAAACTGATTCCGAGAAGAAGGACGAATGCTGGGAGGAAATAGAAAACAATGTTCTGTGTCATGGAGACAACGAATACGAAGCTATGAGAGCGGCGATAGATTTTGAACATGACGGATTTACATTTCAAGACTTTTGGGAATTCGATTGCAAGAGATATACATTCCAATACATTTGGTGCTTATATGCGATTGTTTGGGGGATTTTAAAATACCGCAAAGATTGTTTGGTGGAGCCATGATCCCAGTCGATCAAACTATTTTGCATGTTCCCGGTGTATCAAACGGGAATTGTTTGGCGGCATGCCTAGCATCACTTCTTGAAGTTGATATTGCAACCGTTCCCAACTTCGTTGACGATAAAAAATATTGGGAAAGAAATATGCAGAAGTGGCTATTCGATAATCACGGATTAAGAAATATTTGCATGCCTTACAACGATTCTATAGGAGCTCACATTTTTAGCGTCGATTTTCATTACATGATGGTAGGTCAATCTCCACGAGGAAAATTCAATCACATGGTTATTGGAAAAAACGGAAAGATGGTTCACGACCCGCACCCAGACAAAACGGGAATTTTAGAATTTAAATACATTGAATTTCTGGTGAAGGTATGAAAGAGCGACCGATTTTATTCAGCGGTGAGATGGTGCGGGCGGCTTTAGATGATTTGAAAAGACAGACTCGGCGCACGAATGGTTTGGAAGAGATAAACGAATTTCCAGATCATTGGAAATTTGATAGGTGTTTTGAGGATGACGGGACATACGCTTTCACTTACACAGAAGGTGAGTTTCAGGGGGAATTAATTAAATGCCCATACGGAAAAATTGGAGATCGATTGTATGTGCGTGAAAACTGGGGCACACATAGGCTATATGACGCAATAAAGCCATCAAACCTGAAAGATCGATCGGAGCTTAAAGACGGGATTTGGTATGAAGCCGACATTTACAAAAAAGAAAAATCGATATGGATGGGCAAAACGCGCCCGAACATTTTTTTGCCAAAGCGGTTTTCCCGCATCACTCTCGAAATCACAAATATCCGCGTTGAGCGGTTGAATGATATTAGCGAGGAAGATGCCTACGCGGAAGGAATCCAACCTCAATGCAGAACGCCAAAAGAAGCCTTTGCGGTTCTTTGGAATCAGATTTACGGCTCATGGGAGAAAAATCCGTGGGTTTGGGTTGTCGAGTTTAAGGTGGTGAAGCCATGACAAACGATAACCCCAAGTGCGAAACCGAAGAAAATAAATGCCGACACAAAGAGCTTATTGTTTGCTCTTTTGATTCAATTTACTGCATCAAATGTTGGAGGAAGCTAGGATGACCGATCTTACTCCAAAATGTCCATACCACCACGAAAAAGGCGGAGTGTGTATTAAATGCGGGTGGGTTGAACCCAAGCCCATCCCTTCCGAGCCTTCGTGTGAGCATTACTCAGCGCATTTTAAAACAAGCTATCGGTGGAAAAAGGATGGGATGTTCGCTTGGGGAGATGTCTGCCCCTTCTGCCCTGCGACAAAGGGAGAGAGAGAGAGTTGTGAGCATGATAAGGGAAAGTATTGGAGAGAAGAAATCGGCTCTGATTATTTTGAGAAGAAGTATTATCCAACCTGCCCATTCTGCAAACCAGTTGAGCCTTCGGTTGAGTCAATCGCCCATAAACTTTTGCTTTGTAAAAAGTGTGATGGTAGAGGTTTTTTTCTTGTTGGAAATGGCGATGAACCAGGGCAAGAAGAATGCGGGGCTTGCTATCAAGGGCATTTAATGTACCCAGAAAGATTTGACGATGTAAAAACTTTGATCGCAGAAGCCCTGCGGAACGAAAGGAATAGGAAACATGGATAATGAGAAGGAAGTGAAGCGGTACGGTGTAAATTATGGTGGAAGAATTGAGCCTATGAGTGATGGCGAATATGTTTATTTCTTAGACCACGAAGAAGCCCTGAAAGCAACAATCTTAAAATTAAATCAAGATGGTCTTCAGCTTGCCAATGTTTTTAAGGCGAGAATTAAAGAGCTTGAGAATGAGTTGCAAGCCGAGAGGACGAAGCGGGAGGAAACGGAAGCCAAACTAACCGAAGCGCATAACACAATCGGGATAATGTGTGATGATAAGTTAGCATTGGAAGCCAAAGTGAAGGAGCTTAAACAGAGCAACGCAACATACTTTGAATTAAACTCAAAATATGCTTATATTAATTCCTGCCTCGAATCCCAACTCGCCACCGCCAATGCAAAGATCGTGGAGCTGACCAATCTGAACCAAGCTCTTAATCACCTGCAATCGTGCAAAAGCGGTAAAGAATATCTCGGTGTTTTGCAGCAGAATTTTAAACTTGAACAGAAGATCGCCGAGCTTGAGAACAGTTTAAATAAAACAGTTTGTGTTTGGTGCGGTCATGTCGGGAAGAAGGACGCCAAGGAACTTTTAGACCATGTTAAGGAATGTTCCAAGTACCCAATGAGCAAATCTATCGCACTGATTGATGCTTTGGAATCCCAAGTTGAGCGTATGAGGGAAGCCCTAAAAGAATTAACCTCTGCTGTTGGCTCGATCAATTTTGGAAAGAACCATGCTGTAAAAGTTAAAGACGATGATGAGCCTGTCTATCAGCAGAGACACGAATAGGTTGAATGGTTGCTTGAAATAAACGAGCGGACAAAGGCTGCTCTGGCTAATCAGGACAATGTGCGGGATGATTTTAAAAGCGCGGAGGAAAAATGAATCTAATCAATGGATATAATTAAGCATGAAGGATAACTCAAAGTTAGTGGCTCATTTGCTGAGCGTTGACGATTGGAACGCGGTGGAGCATATGGACAATTGGGCGTATGTGTATTCACGGATGCCGCGCAAGATGAGGATGGTTGTCGATCTTAAAATTACGGGTTCTTCTAATAAGCTTATAGCGTCCCAAATAGGTTGTTCGGTCAATAGCGTTTGCAATCATGTGCTTAAAGCCAAAAAGCGGTTCTTGCGCGGAGAAAATATAATTTAAAAAAGTGAAAAACAGCCCCTTTTAACTACATAAGCAATGGAGTCATTTGTTTTCAAATATAGGGAGGACTAAAAATGAGTCAAAATGCAATTAAGGCGCAGGGAACACTTTTACAGCTTGGAAGCGGTTCTCCGCTTACTTATGCCACCATTGCTGAAATCAATTCGTTTAACGGCCCGGGCGGAAGCGTTTCGGTTATCGATGTGACCGATCTTTCAAGCGCGGCGAAAGAAAAGATTGCCGGGATGAACGACAACGGCCAGCTTTCTTTCGAGTGCAATTTCATTCCGGGTGACGATGAGCATGTTGCCTTGCGTACCGCCAAGGAAGACGGCGCCACGGTACCGATTAAGATCGTTTTTACGGATGAAGGTGACACAGCATGGACCTTTGATGCCATTGTTACCGGATTTGCCGTTCAGGGCGCCATTGACGCTGTTGTTAAAGCATCAGTGACCTTGGAAATTTCCGGGGCTATCACGGAATCTTAAGAAAGGGTTTCAAATGTTAAAGCGTGAAGAAATTTTAGCCAAAGTCACACTCAAAACCGAAAAGATTTTGGTTGAGGAATGGGGAGGGGATGTTCTCATTTCTGAAATGAGCGGATTTTCACGGGATTCGTGGGAGCAGGCGATCAGTGAAAAGGACGGCTCGGGGCGGTTGGTTTCACCGCGTTCGAAGCTGGTTCTTTTTACTGTGGTCGATGAGGCTGGCAATCGAATCTTCAAAGATGACGACATCCAAGCCATAGGGAAGCTTTCCGCAGCCGCCTTGGAAAAGGTGTGCGCGGTTTCGATGCGTTTGAATGCTTTGGATGCCGGCGCTGTTGCTGAGTCAAAAAAAAACTAAGCAAAAGACCTGAAAGAAGATTCTATTTTCTTTTAGCTGAAAAGCTTGGAAAGACGGTCGGAGAGCTGCTTGAAAGCATTTCAAGCTCAGAGATAACGGAGTGGATTGCTTATCTCAATATGCAAACAGAGAAAGAACAGCCGGACGCACACGCAGAGCTTTCTAAAATGTTTGCGGGCCGGATAAAAAAGAAGGTTAAATGAAATGACTGTTTTAGGTTCCCTCGGCAGTTTAAATGTTTTACTCAGTGCCGACACCGCTACTTTTAACACCGCGATGGAAAAGGCTGCTTTTACAGCCGAGAGAAACTTCCAAAAGATCACCAAAAGCAATAAAGCGGCCATGGTGGCCATCACCGCGATGGTTACGGCCGCTGCCGCATCTACCGCGGTTGCAATAAAAAGAGCCGTGGATCACGCCGACGACATTGGCAAGATGGCTCAGTCGGTTGGACTTACCGCCGAGCAATTATCCGGCCTTGAATACGCCGCCAAGCTTTCAGGCGTAGAGATAGACGGATTGCGCACATCTTTTCAAAAGTTCAACAAAGCAATTTACGAAACGGCCCAAGGTTCCAAAGCTCAGGAAGAGGCTTTTAAAGCAATTGGCGTTTCTGTTTTTGATGCTTCCGGCAATTTAAAATCAAGCAACGATTTGTTTTTGGAGTCTGCTGACGGATTATCCAAGATGCGTGACGGAGCGCAGAAAACAGCCCTTGCCATGGAGCTTTTTGGAAAAAGCGGCGCCAGCCTTATCCCGCTTTTGAATGGCGGCGCGGATGGGGTTAATAAATTCACGGAAGCCGCAACCAAAGCTGGAATTGTTATTTCCGGTGAGACTGCTCTTTCTGCTGAGAGATTCAACGATAACATGACGGTTCTTGCTTTTACGACTCAGGGGATGATTAATAAATTTACCGAGGGGCTCTTACCCACACTTGTTAAGATTTCTGAGAGCATCGACACATCCAGCATTGCTTTAGATGGTTTTAAATCTTTTGCGGAAGGTGTTGGCAAGACTATTGAGGGACTCGTTGCTGGTGTTATTAATGTTGTTCAGGTTGACAGAATTCTTCAAGCAGCTCTTAAAGGAAATTGGGATGAGGTGATCGAGAGGTATGACAAGCTTGCAGAAGCTAATAAGAAAACTTTTGATTCGATTACAAGCTCAACAAGTAAAGCGAGTGAGGCAATAGCTCAAAAAGCTAAGAGTCTTAGGGATGCCACTGAGTCGACGAATACCTTCAACCAATTTCAAAAAGAAGGCGAGTCTTTAACCACTTCATTGATGACCGCGCAGGAAAAATACAATGCGGAAATCGAGCGATACAATCTTTTGAAAGATAATACCGTAATCACGGAGGAAACATACGCCCGCGCAGTTTCCAAGTCAAACGCTGAGCTTGAAAAAGCGAATGAGAAAAGCCAAAAGCTGGTTGGGTGGGCCAAGAATGTTGGGGATGCTTTCTCGAGCTCTTTTGAGGGTGCGATTGTTGATGGAATGCGGTTTAGTGATGTCCTGAAGGGGCTCCTTAATGATATTTTGAGAATTATTGTTCGGACGGCAATTACACAGCCTATTGGAGATGCTATCACGGCTGGTCTTAGCGCTAGGTTTGGAGGGGTAACTAAAAGCGCGAATGGGAATGTATTTTCAGGCGGATCTGTGGTTCCTTTTGCCACCGGTGGGTTAATTACGCGCCCGACATTGTTTCCGATGGCGAACGGCGGAACGGGTTTAGCCGGTGAAGCCGGAACCGAGGCGATTATGCCGCTATTCCGAGATAAGAACGGCAAGCTTGGCGTCAGCAGTGGCGGATCATCTGGCGCGAATGTGCAAGTGAATGTTTATGCTCCTGAGGGCTCCAAGGTTTCTCAAAACCGAGAGTCAACCGGTGATATGGAAAAAATAAACATCATGATTGATGAAGCGGTTGCTTCCTCGGTAAATAACGCTGGAAGCCGAACCCATCGTGCCTTGAAGGGTACATTTGGGATTCGGCAGACTTTGACCACAAGGTGAAGATATGAGCGGTATTTTTATATTCAGCATTTCTCGTAATTATTCTCACAGCCATCACACCCATAATAAACTTTATCACCATCACTATTTAATTCATCTATGCTAAAAATAGAACCATTTTTAAAAAAGAACAAGCGTGTTTCGTATCCTGTGTATGCTCCGAAACCGTTTTTAGAATTTATTTTCAGGGCTGCTGTGTACCCAAAATGGATATTACAACCGTTCGCAGGCGTGTCTCGCATCCATGCCTTTTTAAAACTACCCCACTCTTTTTTTGCTGAATATGGGTCTTTTAAAATCTCCATGAAGGCCGATTCAATTTCTTTTTTAACTGCGATTTGGTCTATTGGGTCACCATATTTTGCATTTTTCAACTCATCTTCAGTTGGACGTATGTTTTCACATGCGCAGTAATGTCTGGTTACTTTTGGTATTGGGATATTAGATCGCGCAATGTTGCTTTTTGTATGCGCTGTTTGGCAACCTATTAATAATGGGATTGAAAAAAATATGAGAAAGATAGAAAAAAAATTGATTCGCATGTCGGCGCCTTTGGTTAATTTAATTAAGAATCTGATCTGCGAAACTCAAATCCGTAAAAAGCCATGCAGCGAACATAAGCCCTTCTTTGTTCTGGCCTTAATAATATTTCGTCATAGGCAAAGGCAGCTTTTGAAGATGCGTAGCATCTTTCTTCCGCGGCTTCCATGGTATGACCTTCATTCCATTCTGGATGAACATTTTTCATTTGATGGGCACAGCCGGATACAAGCATTGTGAGAAATATAAACATGATTGATCGCATACACGCTCCTTTAGTTAATTGAATTATATAACCTTGACCCAAATTACGGAGTAATGAATTTATGGCAGATTGGCCGGCAGGATTACCCCAGAGGCTTTTAGAGGGGGCAACGGTGGTTGATGATGAAAGTCGTGCAATAAGCGATATGGACTCGGGCCCTGCGTCCGTGCGAAACCGGTTTACCGCAATCACCCAGACGGCTAAGGGTTCGATGATTTTAACCGGCTCCCAGCTGACAACCTTTTACACCTTCTTCAGAACGACATTAAGGCACGGGTCTTTATCGTTTAACTGGATACATCCTTTTACCGAGCAAGCTTGTGTGATTCGATTTAAGAAAAAGCCGGAGTGGGCTTGCATTAAGTCGGCGCCGAATACGGATGACAGGTTTTACCAGGCGGCGTTTGATCTGGAGATAGAACCGTGACCGAAATTTCAGAAGAGCTAAAAAATGACGCTTGGGCAAATTCATCTGATTTACCGCTTATTCTTTTGACCATCGAGCATGATTCTTTGGCTGAGAGCATAAGGGTAGTTAATAACAAAGCCAACATCACCTCGAACTCGATTGAATATATTGCTTTCCCTGTGGAGATTCAGCTGCCTGACTCGAAGGAAGATTCACAGCCCAACGCCAAACTTTCAATCAGCAATGTTTCACGGGAAATAGGGCAGGCGATTAGGCTTATTTCAACGCCTCCGAATGTGACGATTCAGGTTGTTAGGCAAGAAACGCCGGATGTAGTTGAAGCTGAGTTTGTCGGAATGATTTTAAGCAATGTTAAATACAACATGATGACTGTAACGGCGGATTTGGTTTTTGAGGATTTGAGCAGGGAAGAGTACCCGTTTCTTAAATTTTCGCCATCGGTATTTAGGTCGATTTTATGATCCTTTCTGAATTTATTTCAAAAATACTGGGTATGCCATTCAAAGAGCACGGAAGGGACTACGATGGAGGAGACTGTTGGAGCGTAATGTATTTGGGTTATAGGGATGTTCTCGGGCGCGAACTTCCAAGCTATGTGGATGAATATGTTGATGCCGGAGATACAGAAGCTTCTCGGCGAGTGATTCAGGACAAAATTTTGGCACAAAAGCACAATTGGGAGCAGGTTGATAAGCCACAGGCAATGGATGTTGCCTTTTTCAAGCTTGGCAATACAGGCACGCACTTAGCATTAATGATTGATGATAAATCATTTATTCATTGTGAAAAAAGGATAGGGACTGTGATTGAGAAAATTGATTCCGCTAAGTGGAAATCAAGGGTTGAAGGGGTTTATCGTTTGAGGGATAAAAAATGAGCTTTAAAAGGCATGTGGCTCAATCTATGGGTTTACCTCCTGGTAGATTTGATAATGAATGGCCAACGGATGCCGAGATTCAAAGAGGAATTGAGTTTGTAAAGCGTCCGGAACTTAAAGTCAGAATGACGGCCGCGGTTCATCCGTTTAAGTCAGAGCGAAAGCTTTTGGAGTTTTCCGAGGGAATAAGCGTTAAAGACATGGTTCTTTCGGCGCAGCCAGAAAGCTACAAGCTCCGGCATGCAATTGTTTTTATCAACGGCAAGGTTGTACCGCGCCAAGTGTGGAATGAGAAGCGCCCATGTGCAGGGGAGCTTGTAGAGTTGAGAGCCTTTCCTGTGCCTCGTGGGGGTGGTGGGGGTGGCGGCGGAGGCGGAAAAAACATCTTAAGAATTATTTTGACCATCGCCGTGGTTGCCCTGGCTATTGCTGTGGCTCCCCATGCTGCTGGCGCTTTATTTCCAGGGCTTGCAGCTGGTTCTTTTGGATTGGGTTTGGCAACAGGAGTTATTGGCGGTGTTCTTTCTGCGGCCGGAACGCTTGCTATAAATGCTTTGATTCCACAGAGACCGCTTGGTGTCGGAGGTCTTTCCACGCCCTCGCTTTCCAAAGCCGATTCAAGGGACAGCAATTCCTACTTCATTGAAGGAGCCAGCAATTCCCGTGACCCGTTTGGTGTCGTTCCGGTTGTTTTAGGAAAATTTAGGCAGACCCCGCGCCAAGGCTCGAAGCCCTACACCGAAATGATTGGTGACGATCAGTATTTGAGGATGCTTTTTGTTTGGGGGATAGGGCCGATTGAGATTGATGAATCAAGCCTTAAGATCGGGGAGACGCTTTTAACGGAGTTTTCTGATTATCAGATTGAGCACAGAGAGGGTTATGACGACGATGCTGATCTTACTTTGTTTCCGGAGGCAATCAGCGAAACGGGATTTAATGTTGCATTAAAGCAGGTAACGGATTGGGTTGTAAGGACCACGGAGCTGAATGCGGATGAGATTGGGATTGATATTTCTTTTGCGGGTGGGTTGGTTGAGTTTGATAGCGGAGGGAGCAAGGGGCCGCGGACTGTCAACATCGAGATTGAGTACAGCGAAACGGGCGCCAACGATTGGGTAAAGATCGATTCGACTGGCGCGAAATTTAAAACAAATTTTGATTCCGCTTGGCTGAATACGACTTATGACTTGATTGACAGTATTGATTTTACGGCCAAGAAAACATCGGGTTTGAGATTTGGAGTGCGTTGGGGTGTCAGCGTAAGGGGGCAATACGATGTTCGGGTGAGAAGAACGACTCTTGATACGGATTCTTCGTTGATTGCGGATGCGACCTTTTGGACCGTAATTCGCTCGATTAGGAACCAGCATCCAGTTGTTTCGCCGGTACCGATCGCTATGACGGCTTTGGTGATTAAGGCAACCGATCAGCTTAACGGAATTATTGATAATTTTTCAGGGGTTGTGACCCGCGTTTGTAAGGATTGGAACTCAGGCACAGAAACATGGGTTGAGCAGGCAACGCAGAACCCAGCGTCATTATTCAGATTTTGTTTGCAGGGTAACGGGATGAATGAGCCTCTTGCTGATGCGAGAATTGATCTTGCCGCGCTTCAGGAATGGCACGAATTTTGCGATGAAAAGGGATTTAAATTTAATCAGGTTCGGGACTATTCATCCTCGGTTTGGGAAACCTTGCGCGATATTTGCTTGGCTGGTCGCGCTGCGCCAACGCTCATTGATGGAAAGTGGTCGGTTGTAATCGATAAGGAACAAACCGCGCCCGTGAGTGTGATTACCCCAAGAAACTCTTTTGAATTTACAGCTGACAAGTTCTTTTTGAATCCTCCGCATGGTTGGCGAGTGCAGTTTTCAAATGAAAATCAGGAATATAAGACGGACGAATACCGCGTTTATGCGGATGGTTACGATGATGATAATGCCACAAAGTTTGAAATGTTGGATTTGATCGGTGTTACCGACCCGGACCAGATTTATAAGCTTGGCCGCTGGAGAATCGCGCAGGGCATTAATCAGCCGGAGAGGTGGACATTTAAGCAAGACATGGAGTTTTTGACTTATCAGCGCGGGGACTGGATCAAGATTGCCCACGACGTGATGCTTGTTGGGCTTGCAACGGGCCGAGTTAAAAGCGTTGTAACCAATGAGGGCGGAGATGTTATTTCGGCGGTTCTTGACCAAGAAGTGGTGATGGAGACAGGCAAAACTTACGGGCTGGTGATAAGAACATTATCCGACCCGAGTCTTTCCGCGCAGATTGTGACAGTTGATGGCACTTCAACCTCAGTTGTTTTCACAACTCCAATTGCAGGTATTGGGTCACCGGCGCAGGCGGCCATTGGTGAAGGTGATATTTTCTGCTTTGGCGAGTTTGGCGAGGAGACCGAGGACGCAACGGTGATTTCAATTGCCCCAACAAATAACCTTCAAGCCACGATTGTAGCCATTCCATATCGACCTGCTATTTATGCCGTGGATGAGGAAGAAATACCCGAATTTGAAACACGAATCACGGCGCAGGCTTCAATTCCGGCACCCGTTGTGATCGAAGTTGTTTCAGATGAAACAGCAATGATCGTCAGCTCAACAGGAACTTTAAGGGTTCGGATTAGGATTGCGTTTAGCCCTTTAAATACTTCCATTTTTGGATCAGAAAGTTCGGTTGTTGTTCAGATAAGGCAGCATGGAACAGGAGAGAATTTTTATAACGCGGTGGTGGAAGAAATTGGAAAAGATTATTTATTTATTGGCGATGTTCGCACGGGGGAAATAGTTGATATTAGATTAAGGTTCAAGGTCGGTGGAATTCTTTTGCCCGGAGCTTGGGCGATTATTAATAGCCATACTGTTTCGGGGCGTTCTGCGCTTCCAGCGGCGTTAATTAATATGACAGTTTCTGCGATTGGTGGAAACGCTTTAATTAGGTGGGACAGGCCATCTGATATTGATGTTTTTTACGGTGGAGAGGTTGAGTTTAGACATTCTCCGCTTTTGGAAGACGCGACATGGGGAAGCAGCGTTTCAATTGGTCAATCGGCCATGGCAAGAACTCTTTTTGCTATTTTACCGCTCAAGGAAGGAACTTATTTTGCCCGAGTTTACGATGTGGACGGGAATGCCTCGGAAACAATCACATCCGTCTCAACAAAGCAAGCCACAGCGAATGTGTTCGCTAATGTTGGTGAGCTTGATGAGGGCCCTGATTTTATTGGGACAAAGAGCGGAACAGAAGTTGTTTCAAATGCACTGAAGCTTATTGATGGCGGATCTCCGGAGGCTTTATCAGGAACATACGAGTTTGCGCAAGGTGTTGATCTTGGTTCTGTTCAAAGCGTCCGTCTCACGAACCGGATGGAAGTTTCTATTTATTATGTTAACGACAATGTGGATGCGCGAGTTTCCAACATTGACGATTGGGCAGATTTCGATGGTTCGATCGTTGCGGCCGCAGATGCCAAGGTGTATGTGCGCCACACAGACGATGACCCGACTTATTCAATCGATTCCAGATTATCGAATATTGATGAGTGGGATGACTTTGATGGCGGAGGATCGCCGGCTGCCGAGTGGAGTGCATGGGAGCGACTTGATAGCGCAGAATTTCAAGCTCGTGCCTTTCAATTTTACGCGGCACTTGAGCGGGAAAGTTTGGATTACAACATCCAAGTCAGTGAACTTGCAATCAATATTGATGAAATAGCTTAAATAAGGAGTATCTATGTCACAGCACGATTATGTTATTGATAACGCCCCAGGGGCTTCTGTTCGAGTGGATTTAAATGCTGTTTTGCAGGCCATTGCAACGCTTAACGCAGGTGCGAGTGAGCCGGCAACAACTTACGCGAATATGCTTTGGTATGACACGGCAAACTCGCTGTTAAAAAAACGAACCAATGCCAATGATGGTTGGGATGTCGTGCCGTTCGGTCTTGCCTCACAAGCTGAAGCCGAAGCCGGAACGGACAATGCAAAATATCTTTCTGCTTTAAGGGTCAGTCAGGCGATCGCTGCTCTGGCACCTGTTCGTGCAACCAACACGGTAACGCTGACAAATAAGCGCGTTACTGAGAGGGTTGGAACAGTTACGAGTCACGCTACGCCAACGATCAACACTGACAATGTGGATGTGTTTACGATCACAGCGTTAGCTGCGGCGATTACTTCCATGACAACGAATCTTTCCGGAACGCCGACAGCTGGGCAGAAACTGATTATCCGAATTAAGGATAACGGAACGGCTCGGGCGATTGCTTGGGGGGCCTCGTTTGCTTCTCGCGGTGGAACGCTCCCGACCACGACTGTTTTGGGAAAGACGCACTATGTTGGTTTTATTTGGAATGAAGTCGCTTCGGTTTGGGATTGCGTTGTTGCAGTCGTCGAAGCATAAAAAAGGAGAAAAACAAAATGAGACAGATCACTAAAGAAGAATACATCGAACAGAGCTATCAGGCTTTTTTGAAAAACGCCGAGCTGAGTGAGCTTGCGAAACAAAGAGCCGCTGAAGAACAAGCCCTTGTAGCTGAGTATAAGGTTGATGAAGTAAATCAAAAGCGTGCAGCGATTCAGGCGAAGTATGCGGCCTTGGCGCAACCAATTCAGGCTGAGATTGTCGAACTTAAAAATCCAACAAAGGCATGATCTATGGCTAGTTCTGCAACACAATTTGATACGGATTGCAAGCTAATGCTCCATATGGATGACGCCGGGCTATCTGATAGCTCTGCGTCTCCTAAGGCCGTCACGCTTAATGGAAATGTGGCACGAACAAGCGGGCAGTCTAAATTTGGAGGGCATTCCGCTGTTTTTGATGGGTCCGGCGATTTCTTAACTATTCCTGATTCCCCAGATTGGAATATAGGAACAAGCGATTTCACGATTGATTTTTGGGTTAGATACAACTCGGTAAGCGGATATGACTATCTTTTTTCAAGAAATGGAAATGGCTTTGCGATAAGGAGAAATTCGACTGACTACGAAATTGTCATTTCTGGCGGGGTTGTTATGGCAAGGACTCTTAGCCCGTCAATAAACACATGGTATCACATTGCTTTAGTTAGAAGTGGAACAGACCTGCGTCTTTTTAATGACGGAGTTCAGGCTGGGGCAACTGTAACAAACTCTAGCGATCTTAGCGATTCTACTGGAATAGAAATTGGTGGATCATCTGCTAGTGGCGATTATTTAGACGGATGGCAGGATGAATTTAGATTTGTAAAAGGCACAGCGGTATGGACAGCCAATTTCCCGCCGCCTTCCGCCGCGTATACACCGCCTTTATCTGGGAACTTTTTTTTAATGTTTTAGAAAGAAAGAGATCCTTGAATCACATTATTGAGAGTTACTTTGGGCGTGGGGATAACATTTGGCACATTCCATTTGTTCATCATTTGGCGAAGCAAGGAGAAGTTTATATCTCTACTCCGTTCCCCGAGCTTTTCCAGTTTGAGAATGTTTACTGTCTTAAGCCCGCGTGTAACTTGAAGCTTCAATTAAAAAATATGACTGGAAATGGATTGTATTCAAAATCATTAGGAGCGCGGCCGAACGGGAAGCGGATTCGCTTTAATTACGGGGAAGGATTTAAGCGCAAGATGAATGTCATCCAGTCGTTTGAAAGCCTTGTGCCTTTAGAGGGGAGTTTTTATTTTGAATATTCTCCGGCGAAGTTTAAGGCTGTGGATGATGTAATGCAAAGAGTTAAGCGAAGCGGAAAGAAGCTTTGCGTTGTCCGGCTTCCTTCCGTCCGGAAGGAGTGGGCTAATCATAATCGAAATGGAAAGATGGAATACTTTCAAACCTGCATCAATGCGCTTAAAAAAGATTATTACTTTGTTTCGGTGGGTGACATTGGAAACCAAGAAGAGTTTGACGGCGTAGAGCCGATTGGCATTGATGAGAAGCGCGACAGGCATCATGTTAATCCGCTTGGAATATGGGAAGTGGTTGACCTTGTCAATCGATCTGATTTTGTTGTTTCGATGCAATGCAACATTATGCCGATTGCCCAGATTTTGAGAAAAAAGGCTTTCATTATTCACGGTGGGTATGTTCCGCATGAAATGTTGACGGATTCACGCTTGCCTGGAATAGGGCACGCACAGCCTGATCCGTTTTGCTTTTGCATCAAGCATGGCCGAGAAGATCACCACGAATGTAAAAAGGAAATTCCGCATGAAGTTTTAATTAAAAAATTAGAGGATTACCTATGTCTCAATTAGCGTGGAGTTCCCGTAAATGGTCGGGGTATCTTGAGGTTGTCCCTTGCGCTTATGATGAGGCGTATTTTGATAAATATGTGGGCTATGAGCAAACCGATATTGGCAAACTGATAACCCATGACCGTATCGAGTTTGTGAATAAGATCCACGAAGGCGATCTTTTGGATGTTGGGATAGGTTCAGGACATTTTGTATCAAGCCGTCCTAACACCTTCGGATTTGATATTAATCCAAAGGGTGTTGAGTGGCTTAAGGCGCGGGATTTATTCAGAGATCCAGCCAAAGACAGCCTCCCTGCTTATTCTTTTTTTGACTCTTTCGAGCATATTAAAGACCCATCACCGATGCTTGACTCAATGCGCAGCGGTGCTTTTGTTTTTGTTTCGATTCCGATATTTAAAGACAAAGAGCATGTTTTGAGATCAAAGCATTTCAGGCCCGATGAGCATTATTGGTATTTCACTGCGCACGGATTTATCAATTACATGATGAAGCACAGATTTAAATTGATCGGAATTGATGATTTTGAAACAAGATTAGGGCGAGAGGACATTATGTCTTTCGCATTTATAAAGTAGGGGAATATGAACAAAAAAGATGTAGTTAGAAGCATTCATTGCGTAAATGTATTTAAGACCTGTGCTCATGTTGAGGGGGATGTCGCGGAGCTTGGTGTTGCTCTCGGTCAAACTTCTTTTATGCTGGATGAGCATGTTACTAAAGCAGGAAAAAAACTTTACGCTTTTGATACTTTTAGCGGACTCCCATATGACGATGAAGGGGACGGTGCGTTGAAATGCAAAAAAGGAGAGATGGATTATGGCAATGAGTTTTTTAAGATTTTTAACTCTATTCCAGAAACATCCGTTGTGCCGGTTGTGGGGCTGGTTGAGGAGACGCTGTTAAAATTTGCTGATAAAAAATTCTGCTTTGTTTGGTTTGACCTTGATTTGTACAAGCCCACATCGTTCGCCTATAAATTTTTTGAGGACAGGATTGCTATCGGCGGAATTATCGGATTTCATGATTATAAGTTTATCCGTTGCCCAGGCATTGAGATCGTTGTTGATAATGAAATAGATTACTCAAAGTTTGAAGTTGTTTTTAATCAGAATTCTTGCATTTATCTCAAGAGGAAATAGTGAACATTTTAATTTGTCGGCTACAGCCTTGGCAGGCTATTGGATTAGCTAAGAATTTAAGAGCACGGGGCCAGCGTGTTCATTCAATTGACCATGGAAATATTGATGTTTACCTGGCCAGCGGAGAGTTTAAGAGTTGTCACACATGGAAGCATGTGGAAATGCCCGATGATGATCTCAAAGATCAGTTTCGAGACATAGTTAAAGAGCATGGGATTGAGCTGGTTATTATTGCTCAGAAGCTTTTTAAGTATTCAAATATTGCTGAGAGCGTATGCCAAGAGCTTGGGATTAAGCATCTCTTTACAGAGTATTTTTTCGATAACAAACTTATCTTTGATGACCGTGGGTTGCAGTATACGAGAGTGAATCAGTCGATTGGCCGCTGTGATCTTCACATAGACTTTCCATTATCTGACAGAGAAGAACAGCCGGAGGACTTGAGCCTTGATGATTTGAAGGCGAGGTACAACATTGGCGCGGATCAGAAGGTTGTGGTGATTTATGGACAGGTTCTTTGGGATATGTCTTTAATCGAATCTCCAAGCGGAATGACTTACGATGAGTATATCGAGGGGCTTTGCTGCTGCAATCCAGACACCCTTTTCCTTTTCAAGCCGCACCCAAAAGACCATTACGGCCTTAATAATTCAAGCAAGTATCGCTTCCCGAATATGAAGCGTGCCAATGAATCTCTTAGGACGCTCTTTCAGTTGCCAGCGCACACAGCGTTCAGCTCAACAGTTATCTTTGAAGGGGTTATGCGTGGATGCAGCTTTGCCTCGGTTGGTTATCACCTTCTGCAGGAACATACGCATAAGATCGATAGGGACGGATTCAGCGACATTTATAACAAGATCATTGCCTATCGTCCAAGCGTGGATGAGGTGAGGCTGGCAGCATCGTACATCACAAACATTTACGCATTGCCAATCTCTGACCCGTTCGTATGTAGGAGATTGATGGGTGGATTAGATCAAAAGGACAGAGAAGATGTCTTGGCACAGAAAGAAGTTTGATAGGGATAAGCGCACATCTGGCAGGAGATGGGTCGGTATGCGTCATGTTGTGCTGGTTGAAGAGCCTGTGTGCCGTGTCTGTCTGCGCAGACCA